AAACGCTCGTTCCTTTTTTAAATTAACGCTTACGCAAAATACAAATTAACCGTGTACGCATGTTGCGTACCCTGTGGTAGATGAGCAGTCACAATTCTGCTATTACTAGCAGAACTGATTGTGAACCCTGTGGTGAGTTCGCAGTCACTATACATCGCTACTTTCGTCGGGCGGTTGTGCTGTACCCGTTTGCTCATTCTATTACAACGCGAGCCTACCAAACCCCTGTATAATGGTTCTTGGTCGACCTGAGGATTATCTTTTTCTAAGAGCCTCATCATTTTTTGCTGTTTGCATCAAAGGATTCACCTGTCACCTTGTCGGCCGCATTTCCTTGCTCACTGGTTGCGATGCTATGTTTGCCTGATTGAAATTTGTTTGCCTGTTGTGCCTGGCGGAAGGATACGGTTGCCCTTCAACTACTATATAACATAGATTTAAATGCCGGTCAATCTTTTTGGCTTTAAATACCTTATGCATTGGACATACCAAGGAAATAAAATTACCAATATACCAGAAGATGTTGTGGGATTTGTTTATCTCATAACAAATACAACCAACGGTAGAATGTACATAGGAAAGAAATTGGCAAGGTTCAAGAGATCCAGACCACCATTGAAAGGCAGAAAGAACAAGCGTAGATACAAGGTCGATTCGGACTGGCAGGACTATTATGGGTCAAGCGATGACTTGACTATAGATGTGAACAAACTTGGCAAAGACAAGTTTAGAAGGGAAATACTTTTCTACTGCAAGTCCAAAGCAGAACTATCCTATGTGGAAGCACGTGAACAGTTTGCACGTAAAGTTTTAGAATCAAACAATTATTATAATGGTCATATCCGTGTCAGGGTACACGGCAAGGGAATCATCAAGTAATAAAAAACCCCCGACTCGCAAAAGCCGAGGGTCATTAGAATTGCAATCCAATTATCGTTATGCCGCAGTTTTACTTGCGTTCTTAACTTCTTGAATTTCTTTTCTTCTTGCTTTGATCAATTTTGCCAAGTTTGCAAGTGCTTTTCTGGCCCTAGTGGCAGAAGCCTTTACACCTTTTTCTGTGAACTTACCGTTCTCTTCAGAGTAAGTTTGTATCTCTGTCATGATCTGCTCATGTGTTTCATTTGACATATGTTTTTTCCTTCCTTATGTTCGTACGATATAATTAATTAACATATGTCTAATTTAAGCACACAAGAAGTGGTTTTGTCAATAAAAAAATCACCACTTTTGGTAAAACAAGGTATAGTGTATCAGGAATACCAGGATTTTTTTGGTAAAGAATTTAAATTTCCAACATTGGAAAATAAAATTTTTGTAAAATTAGAACTGCAAGAAGAAAAGCCAAGGGTTAGATTAGATTACAACGACGAACTAATGAAAAAAATTAAAGTGTTTTTCATGAACAGCAATATAACTCGTGCCCTCGGAAAAAAGTTTAACACAGAACTAAAATTTATGTCAGCAGACTTATGGATTGATAATACAGGGTACAAGGTGCCCCCACACACAGATGATAATAGAATTAAATTAGCATTACAGATTTATCTAAGCGATCAAAACAAAGGTACTTCGTTGTATGATAAAGAAGGTAATATTGAGTATACTTTTCCATTTAAATTCAATTATGGTTATGCTTTATACAATAGTGATAACAGTTATCATGGCGTAGAGGAAGTAGAGAATGATGGAAGAAGAAGTTTATATGTCAGATATAGCTAATTTAAAAATAGAACATCTTGACACTATGTTGTTGCCTTTAGAGGACGAACATCTGTCAACGCTTAAACAATCGTGGTATAATAATCCACAACAAAGCATAAATCATAATGACTTTGTAGACAAAGCAAGTGCCTGGTTCAAATCTACAACTATAAATGACTTGCAAGGATGGGACAAATTTCATTGTGTTGACATAATAATGGGTTGCACACATTTCATTGAGAGTCTGGCTAGCAAACATAAATGGAATATTCAAATACTAGGGAAAGAATATGCTTATTACACAGTCATGGGTAAAAAACATACTGAGCCAGGTAATCTACAAACTGGTATTCCGCTTGTTGTATCTCTACCAAATTACTTTTATGGCTACAGACCAGAATGGCAGGCAGTGCTCAAGGAGTGTGAACAAAAAGGCATTGACATACACATTGATTGTGCTTGGGTAACAGCCGCTAAAGGTTTTTATTTCAACTTTGATCACCCTAATATAAAATCTTTTGCCATGAGTATGTCCAAATACAATTTCACTTGGAATAGGATAGGATTAAGATGGTCCCGACAACGTACGATGGATTCTTGTTCTCTGATAAGTGCCCAAAAAAAATACAACGAGCTAACGACAGCATGTGGCTCTTTCATGATGGACAACATACCGAGAGATTATGGATGGCAAAAATACGGCAAGATAAATGAAAAAATTTGTGAGAAGCTAGGGCTTGAACCAACAATGTTCTTTTACGTGGTAAAGGATAAAAATAATAAATTGTATTCTATAGGAAAGCTACTAGGCAACATTAAACAATAATGTCAACATCGTTGGCATAATTGGTAAAACCATTCTCTTTTACAACTTTCAGTACGCTGTTCACCCTGCTCACCAATTCATCTTTGTGAGATATCAGGAAAATATTCTTCTTCTGTGTCCTGCTCATGTCTTTCAACACGGCCATCGAGCTCTCAACCCCAGATATGTCCATGCCGGCATCAACGAGCTCGTCTATGAACAGCAAGTTGATCTGTTGATAAAGGCTCTCCCACACATCTCGGAATGCCCAACTCAAACTTAATATCAATCTGTTTCTCTCGCCTCGCGACAGGTTGTCAAAGTCCAGTTCTCTGCCCAGTTCCTCGATACGCACTGTGAGATCCGATTGGAAAGTCACTGTGTGTGGCAGTTTGACTTTGCCTAAAAAGAATGCTAACCTTTGGTTGAGGTATGTCAAGTTCTGCTCTATTATCCTTGTTCTTATGAATGAATCCTTTGCAGTCAACAGTTTATACAAAAACTCTTGATGTCTATGTAAGTCTTCGAGCTCGTTTGCTTTTTCATAGTCAATCTTTTGTATTGCAGATTTCTTCATTTCTGCGATTTGTTCTGCATACGTGTCCTCTTTCTTTTCTGTCTGTTTCAGTTGCCTTTGAAGATCTTTCAGAGAACCTTTGTGATTGTACGCCTCGTCAATTGTGTCGTAATAGGTATCCGGAATCTGTCCAAGATCACCTACTTCGTTTATACCCTGTTGTATTTTTGCAAGATCACTTTTCAGTTTGGTCACATATTCGGTTGATTCTGTGAGCTGTATCTTAAGTTTATCTACCAGATGTGTGTGTTTGTCTCCTTTTAGCTCCTGCTCACATGTTGGACATTTTTGCTGTTCTGCATATTTTAGATCCGCCAGTGTTCTTTCAACAGTGTTTTCAGCTTTGGTCAGTGAATCTTCATGGTATGCTTTTTCTTTGTGTAGACTTCTCAGTGCGGTCTGCATCTCGTTGTGTTTTTGTAGTCTTTTGTGTTTCTCTATTTCAATTTCACTGTCTACTTTTTGTAGTTCTTCGATGGCTTCTTTGAAACTTTTTATATCATCCTCTTTTTGTTTTGCCCATGCATTTGACCTTATTTGCAGGCTTTCAATTGACTCTTGTATCTTTTCATTTGAGGAAAGTTTGGCATCTATCTTTAATTTTTCTTCTGTTAGCATCTGTTTTGTCGTTTTTTGTTTTTCCTTCAACAGGTCGGCTTTTTGTGACAACAAAGTAATACCAAGCAATTGTTCAATGATCTCCCTTTGCTCTGCTTGTTTGGTTGATAAAAACGGTTGCGTGTATGTGTTTAATGCTATAATGTTTTTGAACATGGCATGAGTCATGCCCATTAGTCTGTTTATTTCTTGTTGTGTTTCTCTGTTTTCGCCTTGTGCTTCGTTGCTTTCTATATTTTGTTCAATGTCGTTGGCATAGAATCTGAACACTTGTGGTTTTCGTCCTCTTTCAATGGTGTATGTGATGTCGTTTTTGATAAATTTGACGCTCACCAACATTCCCTTTTCATTTGTTTTGTTGACGAGGTTGTCTCTTCTTATGTTGGTTAATGCCTCGCCAAAGAACACATAAGACAGTGCGTTTATGATTGTTGTCTTGCCTGTTCCATTTCTGGCACCTGCATCATCTCCGCCTAGATCCATGTTCTCTCCAATCACCAGTACAAGGCTCTTATTAGAGAAGTCAATTGCTTGGGCTTGGTTTCCCACGCTCATGAAGTTCTTTACTGTAAGTTCTTTAATCGTTAACATTCTTTTTTCTTCTACGTGTCTTTTTGCCTGCGTTTTCTATCGCTTCGTAGACCGACAAAGGTGTTGACAGTGTGTGTTCCTCGACCCACTTTTTATAACCTCGCAACCATTCTTCCTGTGTAGGGGGGTTCCTAAACATGTCAAATATTTTAGATTTGGTCATCTTTTCTTCGAATTCACCTTTCAGTGCTCTTATCAATTTCTTCTTACTAATTCGTGACATCTAGATCGTTGTAAATTGCTGTTAATACGTTCTTGTCATACACTTCTGAGTCAACGCCTTGCAACTGCTTGACAACAATCTGATCCACGCTGTCAAATTTCTGCACTTCTACCAATGGTTGTTGTGCGTTGTCAATCTGCTCTGGTATCAATTGCAGTTCTCTCAATTGATATTTTTCTATGAATGTTTCTCTTACGAAGTTGGCCTCTTCGTAGCTAATTTTGATATCAAGTGTCACTCTCACGTACATCTTTGGTTTTAGGTATTGTTCTGGATTTTCCAGTAGTTGAGAAATTTTTATTGTGATGTATCTTGGCATTTCTGGCCAGTTTATGAATTTTGGCTTACCACCCATCTCTATGACCATCATGCCTCTGTCATCATCCCAGGCGTCTGCATAGTTGTGTGGGAAGGCGTTGCCCATGTATGTGACATTTTTCATGTATTGCCTTTTATGAAAGTGTCCTGAAAATACTTGCCCACAGCCTGCAAAATGGTCGGTTTGTATTCCGCCAACGTCCGGCATCTCCACCATCGCATTCATTTTGAAGTATGGAAGTTCGAAATGTCCAAAAACATACTGTTGTTTCATTTTTTGTATTTTTTTCCATTCGTCTCCCACGATCCATGGAATAATTGCAACGTCGTCTTCGACAATCCACTCGTTGACGAGATGTATGTTGGGGATATTTCTGATAAACTCCATTGAGTTAATTTCCCTTTTTTCCCTGTAAAATAAATCATGATTACCCATTATCACGTAAACCTTTTCAAATGCTTTTCCTAAACGCTCCATGTTTGAAACTGTGTAGTTCATTGTGGAAACATTTGTGCTGGCCCTATGATGATGCCAGTCCCCTAGGAATATGCAGGTTTCACACCCATGTGCTTTTGCTTGATCGATGAACCAGTATATGAATGCCTCACAGTCGTCGTTGTGGATCCGACTGTTGCCCTTCATGCCAAAGTGTATGTCAGTGAAGCAGGCTACCTTTTTAAAAAACATATGTTACCATTTCTTCTTAACGATCGGTTTGTGTTTTGACAGGTCGATCTTGTTCTTGAATTTTACTTCGTCAAAATCTTCTGCGTCCAGTTTTCCTTTTTTCTTCAACACCTTGTTCAGTTTCTTCAGTGTGGTCTTGTTGACCTCATGCACGTCACCGTGAGCGGTCTTCATTCGTTTCTGGTATGAAGGTCCTGCGGCCTCGTTTTGGTTCTGTCTCGTGAAACTAGGCATCATGGCGTTGAACTCCAACAGGTCATCTCGGATCGCTTGGTTCTTTTTCTCAATGTTCAGTATACGTGTGAATGAGTTTGTTATTGCCGCAGTGTAATATGCGAACGGATTGTCTGATTTGGATTCGTCAAATTGTAATCCAATCTGGCTCAATTGCATCAGTGCCTGTGACTGCATCTCGTCGTTGTAGGTGTAACCTCTCCAGTTGGCCCTGGTTCCGTATCTCTCACAAAGTTTCATGTACATCAAGGCCAGTTGGTTGGTCATCTTGCCGTGGTCCACGGAGAAGTGGCCATTGCTCATGCCTCCCACCCAGTGTGATTTACCCACACACACAAGTTTGCCTTTCTTGTCCAGTCGGTAGTGTTGGAACGGTGGGAAGTTCACCTTGCTGTGGTGATCCGCTGTGGTCTTGGGATTCTTCTTTCGTTCGTCGTCCATGGGCACGTGGTCAAACATCATAACACGGAAAACGAGGTCCGTCTTCTCGACCTTCTTTGGACTCACTGTATAGTCCGCTAATTTGATTTTCTTCAGACCTGCCTCTTTGGCCTGTTCCCATGCTTCCTGTGTCAGTCGTTTGGCCTTGTTCCTCTTTGCCTCCGCTATGGTCCTTATGTTGATCCTCTTCAGATTGGGCACAATTATGTCGTACGTGGAGTCCTCTGGGGACACGTACGAGCAATACGT